TACTGTAATGAAAGACCATTGTAAAACACAATGTATACATTTTCAAAATAAAGATTACTTTATAAATGTCAAGACTGCAGAACAAATGCAAAGAGAGCTAAGAGATAGATTAACTACTGATTTTACAGGGAAAACTGTAAATTTAGGTAAAATGTTAGGGGTAAAGAAAGAATCAGTAATATACCCAGGAGAACTAGTCACAGTATTCGGACCCACAGGGTCAAATAAAACAACATTTGTCCAAAACTTAGTATTGGGCGTAGATTTTGTTAAAAATGAAATTAATACTGAATGGCAACTACCTACACTATTCTTAAGCTTAGAATTATCATCTTGGTATGTACACAGAAGGCATATGCAAATAGTTTCTGGTTGTACTAAAGAAGATATTAATGAAAATTATGATGATATATATGAAGACCACAAAGACGAGTTAGCTCACTTAAACGTACAAACAATAAGCCCTACATTACAGGGAATAACAGAAAAAGTAAGAGAATTACAACCATCTTTAGTAGTAATAGATTATATTGATTTAATAGATACATCAAAAACATTTGGTGGAGAACATGACAAGATAAAACAGATAAGTCATGGATTATCTAATTTAGCAGTTAATATGGATATTATAATTATACAAATATCACAAGTAAGCAGAGAATATAGCAGAAATGAAGTGTTAGACCTATATGCTGGTAAAGGTAGCGGAGCAATAGAAAACGCATCTAGAAAGGTAATAGGTTTAAACGGACAATCAGACAAAACTGACAGAGAGGTCAGGTTATTTAAAAACACCGATGGAGAACTATTTGATTGCAATATTGAATGGACTCCAACATTCAGAATGAGGAGGAAGCTATAATGGGGTGGTTACTAAAAATAATGCTATATGATAACTTTTCAGGGATAAAGTTATTTAATTTAATTTCATTTGGAATTGTACATCCCTCACATAATGTCAAAGGTTTATTATTTGGCTTGTGGAAGATACAATTTCAATTCGCTGTAGCTATAGAAGAAGAGCTACAAAAACTAGAAGGAGAAGGTTATGCTTAATCAAATACTAAGAAACTTGTTATATGGGAATAAAAGAAAAAGAAAAAACAACTCATATAAAAAAAGCAAATATGTTACATGGAAAGCTTATTATGACTTAAAAAGACAAATAGAAATCTTAAAAAGAAGTAAAAAAGATAAACACTACAATCAAATGGGTAAGTATGACTACACCTGTAAATAAGCGTAAAATAAAATCTAGAAGGGGACGAAAGTCCCCCTCTAGGCTAACCTTATGGGAGCAAAAGTTTTCTAAAAAACTAAGAAAACACCATAAACATTTTGCTAAAAAAGTATTTCATAGATTAATGAAAAAATCTTCTACTCTAAGGTCGACATTAAAAAGAAGGAGTAAAGAATATGAAGTTAAATTTGAAATATCACTTGAAGAAGTTAGGGAAATGTTATACAAATCTTATGGAAGGAAATGTAGGTATTGTTCTACGACTTTGGTTGTGGCTAATATGGCATGCGACCATGTTTATCCTCTTTCTATGGGTGGCGATTCAACTATTTTTAACCTTCAAATGATTTGTCAAAGATGTAATACTAGGAAAGGGCCATTAACTCATAAGAATTTTAGAAGATTATTAATGTGGCTAAAGCACCAAGATAAAGATTTAGAACAATATGTTTTAAGAAAAATGAGCTCAAGAGATTTTTAAAACTAGGGTAAGCGACACGCCAACGGTGAGCAGTTGGAGTAAAATAAGCAAAAGTTGAATATTTGTGGATTTATGGTAGTCGGATACCAGTGTCAATCACTAGCTTACCCTATAAATTTGGAGGAATTATGGCAATACACATAAAAGATATAGAAAAAGCATTTAAACTACTTAGAAAGTGGGTAGATGTAACATCTAGATTAAGTAATGACGGATTAGTCAGAGTTAAGGAAATGCAAAGATTGCAAATTCAAACTGAAAAATTAATATCGGAGGAATAATGTATAAACATAGACAATGGGGCGATAAAGACATGCTATATTTTTGCCCTAAAAACAAAATAGTATGGCAATACGATAGAACTGGCAAAATACATAAATTTGCTGATATGCCTACTTATGGAGTAGAAAGAAAGGAGTTACCTAATGGCAAGACCTAGAAAAATAAAATGGCCTTTTTGGTTATGGTTTTATAGAACTATAATGGGCGAAAGTATCTCTAAACTTGCCAAAAGATACAATGTATCTAAAAGGACAATATGGAGGTATTTAAAATGAAAAAAATGTCTGAAGCAAAAAAGAAAAGAATGCTAGATTGGTTTAAAAAGCATCCCCAAAAAGATAGAGGTAGGCGAAAGAAACCAGCAATGACAAATGCTTGGGGAAATGTAAAAAAAGGATATTTAAAATGATAAATGGAGGAGCAATGGATTCAGCTGAAAAACTCAGGGAGTATCAAGTTAAAAACAATAAGGATAATAAATTTGACATTGATTTAGATTTTGGTGTTAAATATGAAAACTCATTAGCAAAAGTACTTGCAATGGGGAAAGTAGAAGTAAAAACAGAAAGAGACAAATGGAAAGATACAGGGAACATAGCAATAGAACTTACATGCAGAGGAGAGGATAGCGGAATAAAAGTAACGGAAGCAGAGTGGTGGGCACACATTTTGTCTTGGAAAGGAAATATAAAAAGTGTTATATTACTACCTGTTGACGAGCTTAAAAGAATCGTTAAAAATAGTGTAAAATACAGAAATGGTAGAATAGTTATGGGTGGAGATGATAATGCTAGTGAAATGGCTTTAATACCATTAGAGGATTTAGCGAATGAATTTCGTAAAGAATAAAAAATACTACTGCATGTTAAGAGCAGTAGGAGATGATTGGATAGATGAAAGCCCCTTATTTATATGTTTAAAAACAAACAAGGGGCTATATCCCATGTATAAAACTAGTGGTAGATATGGAGTTATGAATAAAAACTACCATGGATTTGAATTAAGGGAATTAACTGATGAATGGCATAAAGGTTATAATAATAAACCAAAGCCAAATAAAACTACAAAGAGTATTTTAAAATTTGAGGAGTTATGATGACAAGTGAAGATTTAAACGCTATTGAAAATATAATTTTAGAGTTTGAAGGGGAAACTGTATTAGGAAAACACATGTTTAAGGCTATAAAGGCATATTCTAAGCAAAAAAAAGAAAAAGTAATACTAGACCATGCATTTGTTCCTAAAGTAAAAAAAACAAACGTTATCGGCAATAGTAGTAAGGGAAATATTGATAAAATTTTAAGTGAAGCAGAAATTGCTCTTAAAAAATATGGAGAGAAACTAAGAAAAAAGAGGGGTAAAAATGGGATTACCAAAGGTAAGGAAAAAACCTACAGCAAAAGAGCTGGCAGGGGTAATAATAGAAGTAAATAACAAAGCTGAACACAGCTTATCCTATCTTCATCAATTAGATAATGTATTAGGATTATACATACAGTTTAAAGGAGATGGTGATGCTTTTAATAAATTTGTGGAAG